TGCTGGCATTTTTCATCTCCTTAGCTCTATCTTTTAAGACTTGAATGATTGCTCTCATTAAGTCTGCATCCATATCTATAAACTCTTTAGGCGCGATCCCGGTCTCCACCGAAAGGCTGGCGATTAGGTAAAGAAAACTATCGCGCCCTATTAGTTTTTTGCTTCATCCAATACTTCAACGGTTTCTAAGCTGTCTATAAACTCGATACCGAAGGTGGGTACGGTTATGTTGGCCCTACGCAAACATTCCCAAGCTAGCCAGAAAATCTCTGTCTGCCTTTCGTGCTCGCGTAGGACTTTGGATATGCCTGCCCCGTGTTTGATTTCGAAAGCGTATTCGACACCCGGCGTAATCTTGTGCTCAGTTACTTCGCCGTTAGCCCTTGTTATCTTTAGCTTTGCCATTAGTGCTCCTTAGAAGGTTCCAGTAGTTGCGTATGCAACAGTGGAGTTACAAGTAAAGGAGATCGAAGCGTTATTAATGCTTGCAACATCACCGTTAATTGGTGTTAAGTTATTAATTAAAATAGATACGGTATAAAGCGGATTAGTTGCGCTCACTGCTGTACCTTTTACTGGAATTAGTACCGCAGTAACGGTTGAACCGTAATTTGTCTGCAATAGTGTAGTTATTTGAGATGCGGCAAAATCATTGAAGAAGTCTAGAGATAGCGTGCTAGCTTCTAGGCCCTTCGTAAACTTATGAGCAGTATCTCCTAGAGCTGTAATTTCTAGCTCATCGAAGATTTGTGAAAGCGTTGCACTCGATACGTGATCGGATATATCTACCGTTGCGATTTTAACGCCTACGGTTGAGTTAAGCATTACGGCCATTGTTATTCTTCCTTCTCTGCGGTAGGCGCAGCTTTAGGTTTAGGTGTTTCTTTGATCTGTCCAATTCTGGCCAGAAAATTATTTTCATTTATATCGTATTCGTCTGCCATGGTTTAACTCCAAGTGGTTAGGGTTGAGATGGATATTTCGCAAGTTAATAGATCTCCACTTGCCGCACTTATGATCGACGGAGCGGATACGCTAGTAACAGTTAGGGCTAAATTAGAAGCCGCTATCTTGTTAAAGACGGCTACTAAAAAGGTTTCAATACCGGCTAAGTTGCCTTGGTTATCGAACGCAGGTACAGCTATTAAAATCTTAAAAGTGGCAAGTGGCGCGATTGTTGCATTGTCATTATTAGTAGGCGTTACATATGGATCGCCAGGGATAATTGACACGCTGTTTGCTAATAATGTTGGAGCGGGGTACGCGAATGTGCTCCAGACACCGGCATTGGCTAGATCTGTCGCTAGTGTGCCTCGTAAGGTTGTAATTGCGGCTGGCATTTATCAGCCGATCAAAGCTAGGGGATTAGCGTACGGTTGGATTAATCCACGTACTCGGTTAATTAATTGGTAACCCATACGGTAAGGCGATGGAGAAAATCCATCCATACCATTACCGCCTGTTTGTGATACCTGCCGGGCCTGCCATATATCTACGGCGATAATCATCGCGGCCTGACGGATGGCCGGGGTGTTTGCGTAGGTAGCTGTTTTATGATCGGGCCCGGTGGCTGTCCCATAAGGTAGTACGCGATGGAAAGGTTGATCGCTCGCTACCTTCGAATACTGAATAAAACTGTAGCCACTTGGATAAGTTTGATAAGCCCAATTCCACCAGATAGCAGGTAATAGATTTGCGGTACCTGTTGAGAAGGGGATAGTGCCAGTTAAAGTATATGAACCATTAAAAGTGGCGCCGCATGCGGCTATCGTTACAGATTGACCGGTAACAAAAATACCAGGGTTAGCGAGCATTACCGTAGCCACGTTATTAGCTATAGAAGTAGCAACTACTGGCGCTCTGTTAAACCATAAATATTGATTTAATAAATCTTCTGCCGTTTGGCAGACTTCTTCTACCGTGGCATCGGAGTAGAGCGTACCGATACCTAGATCAGCGCGTAACTCAGCAACCGTTACATACGTGGCGGCCATCTCTACTCCTTTGCTAATAGCTCTCTAGGGCCAAGGGCTACTAAGCCCTAGAGATTTTTACGGGTTTATTAGGTTAAGTTGAAAGTACGTACTCCGCGTGTCATTGTTACAAGCGGTGCCATAAATCCATAAATCGCAACCTGTACCTGAAGATTTGAAACTACATTAACGCTCATGTAAGCCGTTGGTGATTCAAAAATTGTTACAGCTTCTGGTGCGATAATAAATGCAGATCCATCGATAGTTGTAGAAGGTAGATCAACATCTACAGAGAAGTTAAGGCCTAATACGTTGCCTTTAATTCCTGTTGGAGAAGTGATACCGCCAGCATTCATCGGATACTGAGCATTAAAAATTGGTCTGCCAGTACTGTCCACAGCTCCGAGCAAAGTGCTCCAGTGTGAAGTACCACCGACATAATTCTGAGCAAAATAAGAAGTACCAGCGTAAGCCGCTACCGGTTCGGTTGATGCGTAGGAGATCAATCCAGCCGCAGTTGCCGCAGTTGTAGCCGCGTTAGTTGAGTTAGCAGTTAAGTAAGTAATTGCCGCTTGGTTAGTTGCCTTCAAATAAGCTCTCTGTAACTGCAAAGTAAGCTGGTCATAAAAGGCCGGCCCAGATCTTTCGATGAGCTCGATTGACATTGTATTCATGCCTGCGTACTTGGCCACAGTTGCGGTCATGTACTCAGTTACCATGCCAGTATTTTGTACTGCGCCTGCTTCTGCTTCTACGGTTACTACTGGTGCAACACCATTACCGCCACCGGCAGAAGTTACAAGTGTTGGGACAATTACGTTCATGCCTTCACTAGGCAAGGTCGCTTTCGTGCACGCATCAATAGTGCTACGTCCAAAGTTCGTATTTGAAACTACGTTACGTAGGTATTGGTTGGGTGAAAATGCAGGGTTATTATTAAAGCCATCATCTGCAGCTTGTACCCATAATTTAGACTCATCATTACCTAATTGAGCTTTAATTTTGTGCTCTGTATAACGGCCCATTGAAGTAATGCCGTGTCTTACAGTTTGTGAGTTGTACGGAGCTGTAATTATTGGGCGTGCGGCTTCTACAGTTGGAGTAGTAGCTTCTGCCGGTGTATCTGTTGGCTCTGGAGCTTTTACGTCCAAGATAGCCTCACTTTCGGTAGTTGGTTGGGTTGGTACTTCTTCCGCTTCGCTTTCGCTGGCGGCGACCTTAGTTACTACGGCATCTGCATAGGCAGGGCTTTCGACTAAGGAAACTTCTTTCATTACTGCGCTAGACACGACTAATACGCCGTCTGCGTTTTCTTTTGCTTTTAATACATCAACGCCAATAGATAGAGAACTTATTAGTTCTTCTGCGGCAAGGGTTAAATAATCTGTACCTTTTTGAGAAGCGCTTACCTTAAAGGTTCCGAAAATCTGATCCTGGGTAACTTGGAAGTTAAGTGCTCTACCGATTGGATCATTTTGCGAATGTTGCGCTAATAATTTAACGCGCCGCGCTTCTGGGATTTGTACGCTTCCGCTTTCGAACATAACCGGGCCTGCACTGGTATTACCAATTTTATTAAATGGCAATACAACGCCTGCAATTATGCGACGTGATAAATCGCTACTTTCTATATCGCTAGCGAAGGTTAAGTATGTAATCTTTTCCATTAATCCATTACCTCATCTATTTCTGGGTTCTCATTACCTTCTGGAGTTAGATCTTCCATCTCTTTAGCTTGATTAATATCAATTAAGCCAAGGTTTAGCATTTTCTCGGTTACATCCAAACGCGACATAGCATCGCCACGTAAGAAGGTATCGTCCACTGCAAACTTCACTATATTTCCGTTAGCAGTAATATCGTTCATAGATAATCTATTTTCGATTGCTGATATAAATGGCTGTAGGGAATAGGCAACAAACTCTTTACGACCATCGAGAATATTTTGGTAAGTCATAGAGTTATTCATATCGGCGGAGATCATGTAAGCCGGTACATTCATAGCCCGGGCTATTTGTGTAGCTAAATATTGAGATGCTTCGTTATACATCATATCTTTAGGGCTAAAGCCGGTAGTTTCATAAC